TTCAGGGTCTACTGCTGCTGATATAGAGTCAATGTCCCCAATGTTAGCGTTGTTAAAGAAGTATCTATCTACTTTTTCTGAACCAATACCATTTAGTGTTTGACCATTGGTAGCATAGAAACCGTCATCTGATAAGAAATAAGCTGTACCTGAGTATTGTGCTATAGAGTTACCTTCTATACATCCTACGTTACGAGATATAGTGTCAAATTGAAATATAAGCGGTGAGCCAATATATGACATTCTGACAATGGCTTTTTCTAAGAATACTATACCAAACTCACCACCTACAATACCGGTAATATCACCACCGTCAGGAAGTAATTGGAAGTCACTTTGAGAAGTCGCTGTGGTAGTCCAAGTGCTTGCATCATTAATACCTGACCATTGCACTTTGTTAGGAGTCGTACCTGCACCAATATTAGCTGCAACTACAAAGTCACGAACTGCTGTAATGTATTTAGCGATAGGTGCATCTGAGCTTGCATCTGCAAAAGCTGTAGAGCTATTTACGTCATACGCTTGTATCTTTTCAGAGCCATTAGCGGCAAGTGCTAAGTTACCAAACTGTAAGAATTGCCATCTACCAATACCTGTATAACCACCTGATTTAGACTCGTCTACTAAAGATAAGTCAATATTGTCTACTTTAAATAGTTTAGTAGCACCACCAGCAAAGATAAATACGTCATTGTCTAGTTTAGCAGCAAAGCAATTATTAAGTGCTTCTGTAGCTACACCTGAATAAGTTACTGCTGACTTAAACGGACCATATCCTACAGCCAAAGGAATAACGTTATTAGCTTCTGATACAGAGTCTAATATGCTAGGTTGGTCTGGTAACCATTCTTTAAATGCTATACGTTGTGTAGGCATACTAGCTCTTCATAATAAACGCAAGTGCGAAATAAGGTACTAAGTTTGCATTAGTTCCGCTAGAGCCTGTTGTACTATTTGCTACAGTAATACCAGTAGTGTTTGTAGTTGAACGTATAGTTCCATCTGTAAATGCTCTAAAAAAAGTTCCAAACTCTGAGCTAGGAATAGCCGCACCGTCACCAATTCCATGATTATGTCCAGGGTCTGTTACAGTTGCAGTATGAGTATGGCTTACTACAATAGCATCTTTACTACCACCTGTTTGTGTAGAAGTACCTGTTATTGTTGTTTTAGCTGTGCCAGAGTCATCTGAATAAGCACCAATAATGAATCTATTACGCAAGTCTGGTGTTGAGCTTGTACCATCACATAATAGCCAACCGCTAGGAATAGTTGCAATAGTTCCTGACCACATCATAATCATACCAGCTACAAACGCATTACCCCATGTAGGTGTATTGCTTCCGCCTGCTGATAATAATACTTGACCGCTAGCCCCTGCAGTTCCGTCTAATTGAAAACCACCTGTAGCATTAAATGTACCTGCTACTGTAAATGGGTCACCACTAGAACCATCTTGTTGGTTTTTAAGTAATGACATTAAGCTACGAATAGCGTTGTTTAAGTTAGATGGTGAACATCCTTCAGCAATATTGATATTGGTTATATCGGTATTGTCTGCTGCTGTTGAACTAAATTCTGAAATTTTGGTTTTTGCCATTTGTTTTCCTTAATTAACTAGCCCTGACGAAGCCATATATCGTTACTTGGAGTAGTGTCAGTCCAAGTTTCTGTTCCTGCTGTAATTTCTGTCCATGTATCTGAAGAAGGTGATATTGCAGACCATGTTTCTGAGCCTACTGATACTGGTGTCCATGTTTCTGTTCCTGGAACTACCGGTGTCCATCCTTCACCTTGTCTTGTACCTTTAGCTGTTACACTTCCTATACCTTCTACATAAGCAAAACCTGCTAGTATAGCGTTAGGACTTGCTGTAACTATAGCAAAGGCATCTATATCTGCTACACCTGATACTTGTAGACCACCTAGTGCTGTGACTGTAGTAGTTCCTGTAATAGAACCACTATCTAGTCTAATTCTGTTGTAGACTATCGAGACTGTAGCATTGGCTGTAATAGAAGCATTGCCACCAATAACTAATGAACCTAATGCTGTAACTGTGCCTGTTGCTGTAATACTTGCTGAAGCAAATGCTAAAGAACCGCCAGTAGCAGATACGATAGCTTCTGCAAATATTGCACCACTACCAAACTGTGTTCTAGTGCCTATAACAGATACGTCTGCAAAGCCGTTTATAACTGCACTACCGAATACTAATGCACCACTTGTAGTGACTGTGATTGTTGCAGTAGCTGTAATGCTTGCTGCAGATGTTCTAAAGCGTGTACCTGAAGCACTTACGGTTGCGTCTGCAGTAATCTGTGCTGCAGCTTCTACAAATCTTCCTGCTAAAGAGCTAAATGGGGCTTGGGAGAAGGCTGAAATTCCAAACAATTTATTGCTCCTTAAAGTGTTACTTCTTCCCAGTTAGTAATAGACTCATTCCATTTATAAACTTTACCGTCTGTAGGCATTGCTATAGGTGCTTCCCATAACCATGTTGTATTGTTTAATGCCCATGATGGGAATGGTTGTGGTGCGTAGAATACGTCATTAGTAAAGTCATATGTATAACCAATACCAGCGTAATTACCTCTTAAAGGTCTACCTTCTGGATGTTGATTACCATGTGTGTTATAAGATGTTTGTAACCAAGTACCAGGACTTGAGTCTACAAATGTATCAAAGAATTCTTGTTCTGCAACGATAACTTGTGTTACTTTACCGTCTACTACTTTTGCATAATGTGACATAGTTTTCCTTATGCTGTATATGTTCCAGATGTTGTAAATGTGTGTATTGTATACCCGCCAGATGATGTAACTGTACCACCTGTGCCACGTTGTGAACCAAGATAGCTAATAATTATAATTCCAGAACCGCCAGCTCCTCCAGAGGATGCATTAGCACCGCCACCTCCTCCACCGCCTGTGTTTGCTGTACCCGCTGTCCCATTTGTAGATACAGAACCTGCACCACCACCACCATTTCCACCTGACCCAGCGGTTATACTACGCCCGCCACCACCTCCACCACCAGCACGAAATGTTGCAGTTCCATTAATAGATGATGAAAGACCTACACCACCATTAGCTGGTGCATTATAATTTGCACCTGCAGCTCCTGCACCACCGCCACCTCCTCCACCTAATGGAAGTCCGTTATATTCTCCGTAACCACCTGCGTTACCCTGTCCTGAAGTTGCACTTCCTCCAGACATCCTTGATGCTGCCCCTATAAAATTACTATTAAAGCCGCCACCTCCACCTGAACCACCATTTCCACCAACAGTGCCAGTACCACCGCCACCACCTTTACCTCCACCTGTAGAGGTTATAGAACCAAATACAGAGTCGTTGCCAATTGTTGATTCTGCCCCGCCTGCACCAACAGTAACCGTAATAACAGAACTACCAGTAACAGAGTATCCAGTAGCTGTACGATAACCTCCTGCACCGCCACCGCCAGCTGAATTTGCACCACCTCCACCTCCAGCAACTACAAGGTACTCAACAGTATAAATGCTTGTTTGGTCGCCAATTGTTATCCAAGTAGTTCCTGTATAAACTTCCATAACTCCTAAAGTCGTATTATACCCTTGCTGTCCTGTACTAGGAGCAGACGGTCTACCAGCAGTAGTCCATGTAGCATTAGTAATTCCTTTGGTGCCGTCTAATACTATAGACATTATACTGCTCCTTTAGGATACTTTGTTTTTACAGGGTCAATCATGTCTGCTTTCCATGCGTCTATACCGTTATGGTAAATGTAGTCTAGTTGGTCTGTAATAGTTGGGTATTCTTTAGCTCTTAAACCTTTGTATGCTTCAGGGTCAATCCAAGCGTCAACAAGTAATAAGTCTATTTCTACTTTATTACCGTCTTTGTCAAACGCACCTGTACCGTCATCTACAGAAACAACATTAGGATATAATTTATATATAGCTTTATGATTCATTATCCTTGAATCTCCATAACAGTAATTGTTGACACGCTGCCATTGCCACCATCTTCGTCTCTATTTATAAATAAAGTTCCACCAGCAGTTAAACCTTGAATTTTGTAAGTTATAGAAGATGTTGTAGCAGGTGAATCTAAAAATGCAACTGAAGCAGAAGCCTGAACAGCAGTGCTTCCTATATTCCTACCTGATAGTTGCCCCATCCAATTGTAAAAACTTCCTCCTGTTGAAACTGCAATATTAGTTGAGTTTCTTACTAAAACAATTCCTGCGTCACCAGCGTTTGCTGTGCCGTTACTACTTGTTCCTCTTACATTAACTAAAACTAAAATTTTGCTAGAAGCACTAGTTGGTGTAATTGATACAGAAAGTCCAGTAACATCAACTAAAGAAGCACTAGAAGTTGTAAAAGTATTTGTTTTGATTGTATTGACCACTTGCAACACACTTCCTGCAGGGAAGTTAGTATTAGTTCCGTTTGTCAAAACAGTCCCACTTGTAGTAGGCAATGTTAGCGTAGTTGTGCCTGATACTGCTGGTGAGCTTATAGTTACACTTCCGCTAGTGTTACCGTTTAAGACTAAAGATGCCATTATTTAGCCTCCAATGTTTCTATACGAGCTTTTAGGTCGTTGATGATGGTTTGTTGTTCTTGTATGGCTTTTGTAAGTATAGGTATAATGTTTTGGTAAGCAACACTCATATATTCAGATGACTGATTTACTATACCATCTACATAATTTTTGCCTTCTAAAGCTACAAGTAAGTCTTGAGCAATAAAACCTGTTTGTATGCTTTGGTCTCTTGACCAGTCTTCTTTGTATGTATATGTAACTGGGTTAAGTTTAGCAACAACATCTAGTCCCGTATCTAACGGAGTAATGTTTTCTTTAATTCTTTCATCAGAACCGTTGGTATAAGCACCTGCTCCCCATACACCTGTTCCATTACATTGTAGATTAAATGCACCTCTATCTGTAGTTCCTGCAATCTGTACTTCACCATTAGAACTTATTCTCATGCGTTCTGTTGTATTACCATTAACATAAAATGCTAAAGATGCACTATCAGAAGGAATACCTATACTTGCACCACCAATATTATAAGCATCAAAACCTATTCTACATCCATTATTAGATGTAATAGTTTGATTGGTCATTGCTATAACTAAAGAATTTGTTGGATTAGAATTAGCTTGTATGTATTGATTGCCTCTAATGTCTAATTTAGCTGTAGGACTAGTAGTACCAATCCCTACATTACCAGAGGAGTCTATACGCATACGTTCTGTTAAGGTGTTTGAAGATCTAGTTAAAAACTGCAATCCCCCCGTGGTCGCTGGATTATCTAAAAACCCAGTAATTGTTGCGCCAGGCGTAAATGTAGAGCCACTTCTCGCACCAAACTCAATTCCTTGACCAGCAGTACCAACAGAACCAACATCTAAATCACGAAAAACACCGAGTGCTGGAAATCCTGAGTTTGCAACATGAAGTTTGTATGTAGGACTCGCAGTACCAATCCCTACATTCTGTGATGTATCTACAGTAATAGCTGTTGTTGAACCATTAGTAGCTAGTTGTAATACGCCAGAGGTATCCCCAGCCATGTTGAGTGCTGTACCTGATGTCGTTCCTGCTGAAATAATTGATGCCATGTATTTTTCCTTATAATATTACGTAGCGTGATCCACTAGGTATAGTAACTGTAACACCACCTGCTATTGTGATAGGGCCTACAGACTCACCGTTAAAATTTGTTGTCATAGTATAATTATTGCTAATTGTTTGAGCATTTTCATATACTGCCCCATCTGCTGAAGCCCCACCAATACCGCCCCACTGTGTTGTATACCCTTCAAATAGACCTGACGTAGTATTATAACGTATCATACCCGCTGCTGGGGTAGGTCTTTGCCCTGTTGTACCGTTAGGTAGCCTTACAGTACCTGTACCATTAAAGTTTAAATTATTAGGTATGGTAGCCGTAGCTGCATTTAGCGTTATTGTATCACCAGATGCGTTACCAAGTGTAGTATTTCCGTTAACTGCTAAGTCGCCTGTTAAGGTTGTATTACCTGATGCACTTAAAGTAGTAAAAGCACCTGTAGATGCTGTTGAAGCTCCTACTGAAGTACCATTAATAGTACCGCCTGTAATTGTAGCTGAACTAGATACTACAGTACCCGAAAAATAACTTACCGCGTCAACAACATTAGTACCATTATTATATACAAACGTAGATGCGCCGGCTGGGACTGCGATACCTGTTCCTGATGTGTTCTTAACTGTAACTGCGTCAGCACATCCGTTATTAACTAAATAGAGTTTTTCAATTTGACAGCCTGAACCTAAAATTAAGTTACGCGCCCCACCTGACGTACCTGTTAGATTTAGTCTTAGATTACGTGCTGATTGAGCGTTATTTGTATCGGTTAGGGTTAAAGTTACATCGGCACTTGAGAAGGCAACATCAGCAGAACCTGTAATGGCTTCACTTAATGCAGTGCCTAAATTA